CAATTGCGATGTGGCGATATCCTTCTGGACCTGCAGTTTTTGCTGATCCAATTGCGTCTTGATCTGACCCTGCTGGCCCTCCTGCTGCACTTTGGCAATCTGCGCTTGCGCCGACAGCATGCGCGCCTGCCCGACCAACGGGTCGGCCGCGGCTCCCTGCCCGCCCGCAGGCTGCGGCATCGGGTCGACAATCAGGTTCGTCGGATCCTCCCGCAACACGGCCAGCGCCCGTAAAGCAACCTCTTTGGCCGACATGACTTGAGCCAAGGCCGGTGAGTTGAGCATCTGAACCAAGGCGAGTGCCTTGGCAACACGATGGATGTGCGAGGGAGTGTTCGGATCGCTTCGCGGCACCAAGGAGCAATTCTCCAGGGCGGCCCTGAACTTGGCTTCATCCCAAAATCCTTTGCATTTCTTGTTCTGTTGCCAAAAATCTTCCGGATGATCGCGAAACAAGTCCACCAGCATCTGCAATTCTTCGGCCTGCGCCTGATGCATGCCCTTGTGGGCGGCACTCATGACCTTCGTCGCCTGCTCGATCGACGCCAGCATGGTTCCTACCGGCACATTGGCCACACCCTCCGAGGCCGGGATGTCAGCCGTGCCGCCAAGTTCCTTCGCCTGCGCGGTAATCTTGTCGATCAGGGTCAATAATCCGGACGTGACATCGCGATACGGCAGGTTGGTCACTACGTTGCCGATCGGCATGCCATTGGTTTCGATGGCGGTGCCGGTCCCGGCCGCCAGACGATAATCGGACGTATTTTGCCGGCCACCGAGCTTTGCCAACAGAAACGCCGGGAAATTCGCAAACATCCCCGCATCCAGCGCCTCACGCCAGGCCGCCGTCATTGCAGCAGAGCAATTACCAAGAATATGCCCAAGACCAGTGCCGTAAAAACCAGGGCCCGGAACATAAGGATACTTGACGTAGAGCCTCTTTCTCTGCGCGTCCTCATCGTCCTCGTTCCAATCCCGGCGAATTGCCAAGACCTCCCGGCTGTCCTTGTCCAGCGTCACCAGATACGGCAACGGAATGCCCTCGCCCTTGAACCCGCTGGGCGCATAATCCGGCAAATCAAGTTCGCATTGGCATTCCCAAAGCATGTATGGCCGATCCGCTTCCCGCTTCCCGCTCGGCGACGGACTGGTTCCCTGAACACCCGCAACCGCTTGCGCCACCGCAGTCGATGTCGGCGGCGACGGCGTCGTGGCCGGCGTATCTCGATAGGCCCCCAAAAGCTTCATGCGCTGCATGATGGACTGGCGCATTTCGATCTGGTGCGTAATGCGCGCACACGATCGCATGTCCTTCATGGTATCAGAAACTATGAGATTTTCAGGGCTAACGCTTTCGGAGACGGGACGTCGTCGCATAGGGCAACGATAAATCTTCTTAAATCCAGACCCTCCAAGATAGACACCCCACAAGAGCATGTGACTGGTATCCGGATAATATTCCGTGGCCGTGACCGTGAGGTAGTAATTAAAATCGCGTTCCAATGCCTCCGCGAGTTCATCGCTTTGCGGCGTTTCGTGGTCTTGTTCGTCGATCTTGGCTGGACCTTCGCTCGGGAGAAGTTCCGCTTGGGCATTAGCCCATCCCTTCAATATGCCTTCGAGCAACAAGGGATTGGTTACCGTGGACATCCCCTCGACGGCCGCTGACGTATCGCCCACATTGGCCCGCGGCTCCTTGATCTGCAGGCCACAGAAATCAATAATCCGCGCCCTTATCTCGAGCCAGTTCCCGCGGGAATCGTTATCGTCCGAAATAGCCTGGTGCAATTCGTTGCCAATGCGGGAAAGCTCGTTATCGTCCATCCTCTCGGCCAGATTAGCGTCGAAGGCCTGCCCTTCCCGATTCTTCCGTACCTTGTCCAGTTCGACAATAACGCTGCCGTCGGCCTGATCGTGCTCCACCGTGCCGGTAACCGGATCAATCCGGACCGGATCGGCTTCATCATCGCCGATGACAACGCTAATTCCTTGGGCCGGGTCAGCCATCTTTCGCTTTCTCGATCTCGTCAGCCGCCGCTAGTAAATAATCAGAAATCGGCCATCCTACCCAATCGATACACCACATTCCGTCATTGTCTGGACCATCTCCCGGCCCCCAATAGGACTTGCCTGCAGGCAGGTTGCCAAGATCGCGCAACACCTTGACAATCTCATCCCTAGTGGGTCGGTCAGCCATCGATTTCGCCGCGCAAGTGGTGTTTCAGGTCTTTGACCAATTCGGAATACGAGACCGCAATTTGCTGCGGCACATTCAGGCCCCCGCGCAGCCGTTCGATTTCGGCCGCTGCATTGTAAAGCAGCGCCCCTAATGCCGGATCATAGGGAACCGGCTCGCCAACATTGGCCAGTGCTCGTGCATGGGCCGCCGTCCGCAGTTCCTCAACAATGTCTTTCATTCTCTCCTCCTAGCATGTTCACGGCATTGCCGCCATTATGAATTCTGCCGCGACTTGCGGGACATTCTCGTTGTAATAGGCCGCCACGGCAACCCCCTAAAGCTTGCGGTTCCCCTCCTCGACAGCCGCCAGAATCTTCTTCTTCAGGCTGTCGCAGCCCAGATTCAAGTCCGCTGCATGCGGACCCGCCACGACAGTAGCATAGCCCGTCTTCATGCAGGCAATAATGCCAATGCTATAGATTACTCCCGCGCGCGCCTCCCCCAGCGCCTCCTCGAGCAAGTCCACGCAAGCCCGCTGCGCTTCACTCAGCGGCTTCGCGCTCAATATAATCGGTGATGCCATCTTTTACCTCCCGGTGAACGAGTTCGTAAACATCCAGCCCCAACGCTTCCCGCAACAAATGCTCGGCCGATTGCGCCATCGACCACCCCCTTGCCTTCGCATGTTGCCTTATTCCCCCGTCAACGTCCGCCGTAATGCGAAGCGTAATGGTTTCCCGAACCCCTCGATACGGCCCCACCGACCGGCGGCCGCCGCCGGGCCGCCGCTTGCTAGTCCGTCTCTTGACCATTCCCCTCTCCACTCTCGAAATTCTCCCGCAATATCGTCCGTAACCCCCACACCATCGAACTGAATTCATCATCCGTTTTGCACCGGCTTTCCACCGACCGGCACGCCCGCAAAACCGTGCAATGAGACCTCTCGCCAAAAGCCCGTGCTATTTTCGTAAACGATGCGTCAGGAACCAATTCCCTCGCCAACGCCATCGCGACATTCCGGGAGCTATACATCCGCTCACTGCGCCTTTGCAACCAAATCCGCTTGTTCTTCGTGGATATCCCGAAAGCCGCCGCCACCCGCGCCTTGACGGCATGAATGGTCAATCGAGGCTTACCGGACGAAATGACCGATGGTGGCAACGACGGCAAAACTGAACATGACCGCGGTGAGAAAGTACAAGACAAGATTGTCCGGCATTCCGTTTCCTTCCGCTGCGGAAACGTCAGCCGCCGCCGCCGCTCTATCGTCGCCTGACGCAGCGATGCCTCGTAGGGGCCCATTCAATCACCGTGGCAAAACAACATAGCTCGACCATACACACGCCCCCGTACCCTCCGGCCACGGAACGGGGAACTCATAGAGCATCGGCTTCCATGCACTCAAACACCACTCGACCTCAGACGTATAACCGCTCGATGTGTATTCCAGCATGATTACACCGGATAAAGAGCCTTCGGTTGCGGCTTGTGCCGCACGCGCTCGTAGACCTCCGCTTGGATTTCCTCGTCCGTCCGCGCCAATCCGGCATCCCGGAAATACCGAATGGCCTGCGTGGTCGAGTCCGTCAAGTCGTCATAGCGATGCTTCGGAAACGCTTCCATCTCGTCAATCACCATCTCGGCCCAGTCCTTGGTCGGCGCATATACCTTGCCCTGCGAAAATGTCGGAACAACGGCCATCGCCCGCGCATGCTTGTCCCCCTTCACAGGCTGCAAATGCACCGACCAATTCTCCCCGCCGTAAAGCCGCTGCATCTCCTGCGCCGCAACAATGCCGCCCTTCTCGCATTCAATCAACAGCAAATCCGCGCACCTCACCCGGCACGTATAAGCTACCCATTCAACCAGTCCCCAGCCCTCGCTCGTCCGCCGCTTCCAGGCTACGTTGCGATTAATCACTGTCTGCCGGTCGTCGCCGATCTGCGGGATTTCCGTGATAATCCGCGGCGACGGATCGCCATGCATGTTCAATCGCTTGCGCCAGGCGTCAATCAGCATAATGGCCGGGTTCTCGCTGTCATCCGGCTGAAATATCCCCCATACCGTAAATCCGCTGGGATTATTCTCCGCTTTTTCGGTTACAGCAACGTCCAGGCTCGCAATCACATAGCTGAAAAGGGGATACCGCCCGTCGCTCGTTTCCCACGGCCTCCACCAATGACGCTTGAATAATCCGCCACCACGCGGCGCAGGCGATTGCTGGTACTGCGCCGCCCACGCATACGGCCCGATCTCCAGCCGCGTCCGATCCATCGCCCTTTCGCTGAACCTGTCCAGCCATGCCGGTTCCTCTTCCCCGTCCTCGTCGTCCAACCGCGGATCATACCAGCCTATCGCTGTCTCAAACGGCTTGCCGTCCTCG